CTTTTCGACATGCAACACAAACACCACTTCATCAAAAAATCAATCACAGAAATTATTGAAAAAAGAAAAACATCCCCGTTTTCCAAGCTCTACACGAGAGTTCAAACAAAAAATTACGTGGACGACGTATACAAAATGGTGGCAGTGTAGTAGGGGGTTGAAAGCGCACTTGTTGTTATTGTTGTGCTGTTGTTGTGCTGTTGTTAACACTTGATAATAAAATGGTAGTCGCCAATTTGTTTTTTTTCTCGAATGTATCTGCTGCTCATTTTTGCAGCACATACATTCTCTGAAATCGCCGCAACTATTTTATTCTTCATAAAATGACTTAAGTAAATGATGATGTTCTTCTACCGTTTCTTGAAGGCGATAATTTTCATATTTCAAATTCGTACATTCCATTGCCATCGTTTCAATATTTTTTTTTAATATTTTATTTTGGGACTGCAACAGTTTAATGTCCATTTCCATCAGTTGTACAAGAACCTCAATACTTGGTTTCCTTTCTCCATCTCCAATAATATTTTTCAAATATTTATCAAATAAACTATTAATGTAAGCGCTATATTCATTTGTATTTCCTGATTCATTGACAAATATAATAACTCATCTAAATTACAGTTAAATTCATTCATATTATGGTAAAGATTATGTAATATGAATGGTAAATGGTAATATAATAGATAACAATCAATTTTTATTTTTAATTAGTATTGCTTTTGCTTTTTAAAATCAAACGCAATCTTATTTACCATTTATTTTTTCGCACATTAATTTTAGGCCCCGAACCCTTTTTATTAATGTTTTTCGGGTCATATGACTCCTCTTCATCGTCAGAATTTAAATCCTTGCTCATCTCCCAGAATTCTTTACTACCAAGTTTAAACGGTCCGTGCTGTTGCGCCTTGTACCAGAAAATTTGGTCCTGTAGCTTATTCGACTTGGCATTGTTATTTATCACCAAACACTCGAAGTTTTCAGTACATTGATCCATCACCTGACAAAAGGACTCAAACGTCGGAAACATACCTGCATAATTCTCATATATTCGTTTTCGGTTACCAATATACGGCTCTCGCAGGATAAATACGTAATCAATGTTGGTTCTCAAATTGGGCGGAATGCCTAAAGGATATTGCATTGTGATGACCAGCATAATCTTCCAATGACGGCCGTTCATGAAGAGGAGGCGCATCATAGTGTCGCGGGTCCATTTATTATCGAACAAGCAATCGTCGAGGACGACAAAGGTTCGGGGGTCTATGGTGCTCCGTTTATATGATTCCATTTCTTTTTTGACTTGTTTCAGGACTGCTTTTTGTCGTTTCAGGATATTTTCTATGATGGCGGTGTTGTATGCGTCATGGATGAAAAGTTTTGGCACGTGTTCTCCGAAGAATCCGTTTCCGGCTTCTGTTCCTGAAATGACGGTTCCGATGGGGATGTCTTGGTGGTAGTACATGAGGTCTTTTACTAAAAAACTTTTACCGGTATCACGGCGACCGATGAGGACGATAACGGGACCTTTATTTTCGTCGGGTCTAAAGCTGATGGAGCGCATATCGAATTTTCCTAATTCTAAATTCATTTTGGACTGAATTTGTATCTATATACTTTTTAGAGAGATAGAGGGAAAAAATTATAACTATAAATAAATATGAATATGAGATAGTAAAATAAATTATTTGGTTAAATTAAACTTATTTAGTTAAATTTAACTCCATGATATAAATGACATAAATGGTTTATATAATATATTACTGGATATGATTGGATAAATATAACATAATCAAATTGTTCTAGTTTATATGTTAACAAATTCTGTGTGTGCGCTTTTACATATTTACCTAAACTATTTTTTTTTATTTCATTTTTGCATGATTTAATATATTCTTCGTCAATATCTATACCATCAATACTAATGTTTTTTTCTTTGATAATATTTGCACAGTTCGTTAAATAAAATCCTGTACCAATTCCAACGTATAGAATTTTCGAATTTTTTGGTATTTTTTTAAATACTTTTTCATATAATTCCGAGTTATAAATGCCAGATTTATTAAACCAAAAGTTGTATATTTCTGAATTGATGTTCATTATATATATATATATATATATACACTATATAAAATATATATATATAAAATAATGAGAAAAATAACACATAAACATTTACAACATTATATAAATAAAACTAGAAAAATAACAAGGAAATTCTTGTATCATCCGGATGATCCTAAAAAATCATTTGATGTGTATATTGATAAAAATCCGAAAGATACGATACATATAAAGTATACAACACTAGATGATGTAAAGGCGACAATTCAAAAACTGGAAAAGCTTTATAAGGATAAAAAGTATACGCACAAACGCATATGGCAGGTGGGAATGATTATGAAGGTCCGGCTAGAAGTATTACAAGATAAAAAACCAAAAGAGTATCATTTAGCTAAAAAGTATTTTGATTTTCTTAGCGAGAGAACGAAAATGAATGAATTATATCGATACAAGGCGACATTTAAAGTATAAGAGTGTAAATATCGAAAATCGAAAATATTATTATAAAAAATAAGTTTAAATACTTGTATTTTTCTATGTATAGACAGTATTAATTTGATTTTTGTAATTAAATTTTAATTTAACATTTTCACTCTATCTCTCTATAATGTCTTCTGAAAAAGAAAATAAATGCACATTTGAACTATATTATCAAAAGCCAAGGAATGAGAATCTTCTCAAAAATCTTGAAGAAATGTGTATGGGACTTTATGATTGTCAGAATTTCATTCCATTGTATTCTACATTTTTTTCATTGAATGACACAAATTATAATTCTATCAATTTGAATCAGAGATACAGTATACACTCGGTTATTCATAATGCTTATAAAAAAGAAGAAAATATCAGTCGCCACTTTAAAAATATTGCGACTGCGAGTGTTAAAAAAAAAGATGATGAAAATGTTATCAATGTTCCTGTTTTTTTCAAATTCTCTCCACTTTTGGATCCCATCAAGTATTTAGCGGGTAGTTATGACACGAAAAACAGAGCATTGCTCAAACTTCCAGAGTTATATAGTTTTCCAATTCCATCGTCATCTAGTTCTAACGATAAAACTGAAGAAAAACATTATTGCCATTCGAAAGTTCTAGATCCAAATAACTCGGCATATGTGGACGGATTTTTTTCTTATTTATCAAGTCAGCTCTTGCATACTCATGATTTTATACACGGCATTGATTTTTATGGATCCTATTTGGCAATGCAAAAAGATTTTACAGTAAACATCTTTGATGATCAAGAGTATTTGATGAAGAATGAGTTTTTTAAAGACAAGAACGGAGAACTATTTTATTACGATGAATCAGAATGTGAAAAGTTTTTAGAGTGGAATCAGGAGAGAAGAGAGAATAATAGAAAACAAACAGCATCTAAAAATTCTAAAATAAAAATAATGAATTCAGTTGAAATTATTACGGAAAAGTTGCATGACAGTTCAGATAAATGTGATAAAAATGTAGTGGAAGATGGTGGTGCATTAGTTGACGTATCTAATTCCGATATTTTTAATATTGAGTGTAATGAAGAGACAGGAAAAGAAGAACATGATAATGACTGTGAAAATAATCAAAAATTAAATATTGAGTTATGTGACCTGGACGATTCGTCGTCGTCATCTTCATGTTCATCGCGTTCTTCTCATACAACAAATGAATCTCTTTATAATATGAGCGATAGTGATTCGGCGAGTCAATGTGGTGAAAGTCAACATGATAACAGTGAACATGGTAGCGAATATGGATCTGAAAAAGAGGAAGAAGAAGAGGAAATATTAAATGCTACTATTTATAATTTTCCAGTGGAAGTGATTGCACTTGAACGCTGTAAGCAAACGCTCGATGACTTGATGGTTGAGGACTCACTTTCAGACGAAGAGTGGGAAGCCGCGCTCATGCAAATCGTGATGACGCTTGCAACATATCAAAAAGCATTTGCATTTACGCACAATGATTTGCATACAAATAATATTATGTTCAATGAAACAGATAAAAAATTTATTTATTATTTATTTAATAAAAAGTTTTACAAGGTTCCGACGTTTGGTAGAATATTTAAAATTATCGATTTCGGTCGTGCAATTTATAGATTCAATTCTAAGCTAATATGCAGTGATAGTTTTCACAAGAGCGGAGATGCCGCAACGCAATACAATTGTGAACCGTATTATAACGACAAAAAACCGATCGTTGAACCCAATTATAGTTTCGATTTATGCAGACTTGGATGTTCTTTGTTTGATTTTTTTATTGATGATATTGATGATGTTGAGGCCGAGTGTAAAAAGAGCCGACTGGTTGCAACAGTTGTTGATTGGGTTACGGATGATAACGGGCGAAACATTTTATATAAACAAAGCGGCATTGATCGATATCCAGATTTTAAATTGTATAAAATGATTGCAAGAACGGTT